AATCGCTTCTTGTCTATAAGGCTCATAACTTGCACCGCTACCAATGGCAAGCCAGAAATTATCGTTATCACACAGTATTTCCGTGAGTTCGTGATAATGCGTTTGGTCGCCTTGTTTTAAATCATTGTCGATTTCCGTGGCGACTTCATCTAAGGCGATTTCATAGCCTGCTTGCCAATCCACTTCTCGTTGGCGAGCTGCATCGAGTTGATAGTAGTAATCATCGGAAGGTTTCATTGTTTTGCTCCTGCGTGGCTTGTACCATATTGGCAAGCATCGAGAACATTTCAGGGTTTAGCACGATAGTATGTGCGTGTGCTTTTCGGTCTAAATGCAAGCGGATATTGCCTTGTTTATCCACAAAATAGCCGTTTAATCCGTAAGGGGTGAACGGTTTGCGACGGGGTTTAGTTGGTTTGTTCTTGGTTTTAACGTTGATTTTAGGCTGGGTGAGTGTCAGTCCTTGTGGCTTTGCTATAACCACTTCTTTTTCTACCGCACTTTCTTTCGGTGCGGCAGGAAATTGATTGGTTTCCGCATCTTTTTGATAAGGCGGAATTTTGGTGTTTTCCATTGCATTAAAATTTTCGATTCGTTTATTTAGGCGTAAGGTTGCAATGGCTTCATTGGCAAAATAGGCGGTTTTTTGGTACAGCTTATTGTTCACCCATAATTCGCCAAAATAGCTTCCGCTTTTGGTGCGGATGATTTGTGTTTTGTAGCTTTCCACTTTCATTATTTACTCCAAGTGCGGTTAATTTCTGCTTGTTTTTACTCGACATAACGATACATATCAGCATTGACTTGTGGCGTTAAATTCGCTTGATAGATGCCGTTTTCTTCACGCCATTGTGCTTTGGCTTTTGCTCGCGCCTCTTGTTGGATTTGTTCGCTTAGCGTGTTGTCGTGCCAGTCTGTTTGATTAGCTTTTGCACCAATACTGATAACTGCTGACACGATGATTGCGCCAAAGAGATAAGTCATAATTTTTAATGCTTTTCCAGTGCCTTTCATAAAGTAGGTAAAGTTGTTTTTAATCTGATGTTTTTTCATTTTTGAACCTCGATTTTGGCGTAAAAAAATACCGCCCTTTCGAGCGGTAAGTGGAGTAGTGCAATCAGTCTATGCTGATTTTGTCTAGAATAGGGTGCCTTTCTTTATGCTTGTAAGGCTCAAGCCCTCTTGTATGCGACTACAACGAGGAGTAAAATTACATCTTGCGACTACATCTAAACAGGAGGAAATTATGAATAAACCAAAAGCAGATACATTAGCGTTGATGTTTGCCCGCGATATACTAACGACCGCAACACAAACCCAGGGTAATCAAATGAATATCGTTACCACATTTCACGCAAAAGAACTTGGTGATTTTATTAGAACACTTTCAACTGAACTTGAATCGCTTGATGAAAACACTGATACTATTCGGATTTTGAATATGTATAAGCCTGAATTGAAGTAAATGCCTCACATAACTGAGTAGCTACTTCATTTGGCTTAAGATTCGTGTTCTTTGCCGCACTTTCTAATACAGCCTGTTTGATTCTCTCTTTATCTCTTTCAGATAGGCTGTTTTCTTTTTTTTCTTCCATTTTTAACCTCGTTTGTTTTATTGTTACCATTTCAAAACACACTCAAGAACATTTCCTCGCCCTGCGCATTAGGCTTAGTCTTTGGAGAATGTGTTTTGAAATATCCACATTAGGATATTCGCCTGCTTGAGCTCCACTTTCGGCAACTGCACCGTTTTTCACTGGCTTTGCATGGGCAGACTTTAAACCACAGTGTTATTAAGTAGGTTAGGGCTTTTAATCTAACGACCGCTTAATACCGTTACGCACTGTGATTCTGTAAGATAAATTGTTAAAGAGCATAGCCTTTCGGCTTGGTTGTAAAACCTTTATTCAAGCCCTCACCAAAAGGGCTTAGTAAAGATTCTTATTGTTTTGTTAGTTGTTCCGCTTTTACTGGGAACCAGTAACTATCTTTATTTAAGTAAACAAACCGCCCGACTGAAATATCTTCTTTCTTTTCAAACCCTATAACCTCGAATGGCCCGAATTTGACCCCAAAGTCGTTTTTATAAATAACTCGGTCGCCGACTTTTAAATCGCACTCAATCGGTGAGGTTGAGTTAATTTGTTTTTTCAGATCTTGAAGAGTTATTATCATTTAGGCTCCTTGGTTGTTTTTGTGTATCTCGTTTTGATGTGGATTATTCTACTTAAGGTAGATTTAATTGTAACTAAAAATTGCATTGATAGTAGCAAAATAATCTACTTTTGGTAGTATTTAATTGATTTTTAAAGAAAAGAATTTTGTTTGTTTGCTTGTTTTTTGAGCAAAAAGAGGGCGAAACAGGGCTGCACTTTGAAAAAGTGCGGTGTTTTAGGTCTATTTAGATCTAAATCAGATCTATATAGATTTACATGAGGGGAGTTTGGTGGTAGATGGGTAAAAGAAAACCGCCTCAAGGGCGGGCATAAGATAAGATTATCACTGTAAATAACAATTTCAGTCGCTTTCATCTTTTTATTAGCTGAGTAATTCAGCGAGTATTCACTTTGGCGGTATTGGTGGTAAATTTCTCTAATGTTTGGGTGATTATCATAAGAGACAACCCAATGCATTTTTACCTTGGCCAACTTTTCTTGAATAGCAACGTGGTCCTTATGTTGGTAATAGTTACGATAAAGCCCTTGCCCTTTTTCATAGTATGGTGGATCGAGATAAATTAGTGAGTTAGCAGGAATGTTATCATCAAGCGTAGAAAGCCATTCCTCAGTATCAAAATTGGTAACATGAATATGCTTGGCCACACTACCAATTCTTTCTATTCGCTGAATTAAATCCGCTTTATTAAAACGGCAATCTAGTTTGTAATTGCCAGTTTGATTTAGTCCACCAATAACACCAGCTTTCAGAATACCCGAACGGTTGGTACGATTAAGAAAGAATGCTGCAAAACCATACTCTAAAGGAGAGATATTTTCTTTCTCTTTGAGTATGTTTTTTTGTTTGTGCCACTCTTCAATAGTTACTTTCGTATCATTAGTTAAGCGAATGAAATCTTCCGTTTGTTCAGTGATGGATTTCCAGAAATGATAGATGGCCAAATCTAAATCATTGATATGAATATCGCTGCAGTAACCACTAAAAAGCAAATCAAGAGCGACACCAGCCCCACCTGCATAGGGTTCTATGTAGTGCCCATGAAGATTATTTTTTTCAATAATCTGTTTAATTACTGGGGCAAATTTAGCTTTGCCACCAGGATAACGTAGGGGAGTATTTTTCATTCGTTTTCCTCGGTTTGGAGGTATTATAGCGAATTTTTTAGATGCTGGCCATAATTCTTTTATTGTTTGAACCAGCAGTTAGGATCAATTTTATGTGCTAATGCAACTTTTTTAAAAGCTCCATATAATGCATGATAAAAACCATGTAACATTGTTAAGTTTTCTTTTTGGTTTAACCAATCCTTTAAAATTATACGAAATAAAAATCTGTGTTTGTTAAATAAATTTTTTGCTTTTTCTCGATCTCTTTTATTGAGTAATTTATCTATTTCAGGGAGAAGCTCCTTTCTAGCAAGAGATATGTTATATCCATTGGAAATTAAAATAGACTGGCGCCAGAACGTTTTATTATCCAATAATTTTTTAAAATGAGTAAATGCAATGATTTCAGGATTATCTTTGCCTGGCAATGTAAGGATATTTTTCTTATAGTTATGAGAGTCATCGCCATCTAAAATGCATATTGCTTGAAGTGTTCTGCTTAAGCTCTCATTCGTAAAAATATCTTTCAGGTTATTCTTGCCGAGATTTATATCAATAAGGTCAAATATGCTTATTATTTCAGAAAAATTGTCTCTTGTTGAATAAAAATCAAAAATTAGTCTAAGAAATTCTCTTGCCTCTTTATCTTCAGTCATTAGAGGTATTTTGTTATTTTCGTATAAGTTCGCTTGGGTTTTCTTTTCTAGAAATAATTTAATTTTCCGAATATCTGGTTTTTCCATCGGATATACAGAATCTATCTCATCAATTAAATATGTAATGTTGCTATTATTCTTTATAGCTAGTTCCAACAAAGATAAACTATGTGTAGTAAAAAAAACCTGAACATCATATTCTTGTGATATTTCTTTTAAAAGGTAAAAAATTTCATATTGTAATGAAGGGTGAAGTGTTGCATCTAATTCATCAATAAGAAGAATGCTATGCATTCCTTCTGTAGTTTTATAGTAATGTTTTAATGAGTAAATAGCAGTCAGCAAGATAAGAAGATTATCTTCTCCAGCAGATACAGTATTCGAGTCTATACCTTCTCTATTTGTTTCAAAAGAATATCTAGATTTGAGATTTTTAATCTCGTTAGAAGTAATGCTTTTAATTAATATGCCGGTTAATTCGTAGTATTTATTAATAATGTCTTGCTCATATTCTTCAGGGATAATAACTGTGTTTGACAGTTCTTCAGTATCAGAAATTTCTCCAACTGGAACCAATCTAGATAGGCCTAGATAGATAATCATAAGCTCTGGCAGTGATTCTCCACTACCCTCAGGATAATATGGCTTTAATGAGTATCTTGGTGGTGGGTATTTGTGCTTTCTGAATTCTAATGTTTGATCTTCATCAAAGTATTTGACTGTTAAAAGCCCTCCAGTAAACCCAGGAGGGACTGGGGAGTTTTCTTTTTTGTCCCCTTTAGTTAGAGAATAAACTTTAGGATTTACTTTATGGTTTAGTTGGTTAATAGCATTCAATAAATCATCTTTAATAAATGGGTGATTTGAGTCCACTTTTTGAAAGGAATTACTTACAATATGAAGAATAGAGCTTTTGCAAGTTCCATTTTCTCCGGAGATAACATTAATTTTTTTTGAAAAATTTAAGGTAAAATTTTGTAGTTTTCTATAATGTTTAAATGTAATTTCTTTAATCATATGAATTTACTTATTTCTATTAAAGCTAGAATTTATTGTCTTACAAATAACTCCTATGCTCCACCACTACAACAACACCGAGTACCAAAACACCTTGCCAATCACGGAAACATCATCAAGACCGGCTATTTCGTCGTCGTACTCGTCTGTGTTATAGCTACGGATTTTTATTTGATTGTTTGGCATATTGTAGAGCAGTTTGATCCGCAATAGCCCGCCGTGATTAATGGCGTAAATGCTGCCATCGCGAATAGTCTTATTGCCGGTATCAATGCCAACGGTCGCGCCGTTTGGAATCACCGGTTCCATTGAATTACCGTCTGCTACCACGCATACCGCATTTTCATACTGCACGCCTTGCCGTCTTAATGTGGCGCGAGAAAAGCGCAGTTTGAAGTTGTTGTAATCCATAATGTCATCAGCAAAACCATTTCCGGCGGCTAAACGGATTTCTTGGAAAAGCGGAACTTCTACTTCGTCATCGTTTAATGGCGTATTGCGATCCCACAGATCAAATGAGCCTGTTTCGGCTACGTTTGATTCAATCTGTTTAGTTTCTTCCTGCGGACCCTCGCCAAATTGTAGCCAGCTAGGCTTGACATTAAAGTATTCGGCTATTTTTTCTAACTTTTCTTTTCTTGGTTCGGCAGTTCCGAGTATATATCTGCGAGCCATTTCATAGCTAACCCCTGCAACTCTACTTAATTCTGCTATTGTCGCTTTTGGATTTGCGCTCATCAATTTACTTAGTCGATCAGACAAGTTCATAAGCAGCCCTCCACTATTATTCCCACTAATGGTAGATCATACCTAATAAAAAATAGTTGCCTCAAGTCTATTTTAAGTAGTAATTTATCTACTTAAAGTGGTTTTAAATGGGGTAATCAGTTATGACCCCACTACAAAAAGTATTTTCTATTGTTGGCGGAAAGTCAGCATTAGCTAAACATTTCGGGATATTACCTTGGGCGGTTGCTAAATGGGAGAAAACACAAGTCCCTGCGGAGCGTTGTCCTGACATTGAAAATTTAACTAATAAACAGGTTACTTGCGAGGAATTAAGACCTGATGTGAATTGGTCAGTCCTACGCAACCAGCAAGATTAATTTACTCATATTGGCGCAAAAGAAAACCATAAAAAAGGACGGGAAATTATGGCGATGAAACAAATCATCATCAAGATGATCGAGAAAATCCCCGGCGGTAAAAGTGCGGTAGCCGGATTTCTCGGATTTTCGGAGGCGGAATTAAACAATCGTCTTTATCAGACGAAAGGTCAACGCTTTAAAAATGAAGAATTGATCGCATTGCAGCTTGAGTATGGCTGTACTGATTTTATCGATGAGCTTTGCCGTACCGCTGGTGGTCGTTTTGTGCCTGATGTGGCAGAGGATGAATTAGATAAGGTTGAGCTTGCTAATTTACAACTGCACGAGCTTTCTGCGCGAGGCTTGTTATTTGCTGCATTAGAAACAGCTCTAGAAGACGGTGAAATCACTTCACAAGAAGAAGACAAAATCCGTCAAGCATTGAGTAAACATTTATCCGCTACTCAACATTCAGTTGAGTTGGCTATTTCTTTGTATAAACCGCAATAAAAAAACACGGTGGCAACCGTGGTTCAACTATGGAGATTTTATGCAAAATCAAATACAGCTTTATGATACACAAATTCGCCAAGATGAACAAGGGCGGTTTTGCTTAAATGATTTACATCGTGCAAGTGGTGGAAATCCGATTCATGCACCGAGTCAATTCTTACGATTAAAAGGCACAAAAGACTTTGTTCAAGTATTGGATAGCCACAATGCAAATATGCATTCTGCTTTAGAAATCATCAACGGCGGAATGAATCAAGGTTGCTATGCAGACGAGAAAATCGTTTACAAATATGCAGCCTGGATTAGCCCTGAATTTGAAGTAAAAGTTTATGAAACTTTTGATAAGGCGGTGAAAGGTGAGTTAAACCAAAAACCAACTGCACTTATTCCGCAATCTTTTTCTGAGGCGTTGATGTTAGCCGCTCAGTTACAAGCAGAAAAAGAGCGAAATGCGCCTAAAGTCGCTTTTGTCGATCACTATGTGGAAGTGGGGACGAGTAAATCATTTCGTGAGACGGCGAAGATTTTAAAAATGCCTGAGCGTGCATTGGTCAATCGCTTGGTGGAAGATAAATATTTGTATCGTCAATCGGGCGTGCTTTTGCCTTATCAATCGGCACATACCAAAGATCTTTTTACGGTTAAAACAGGCACAGCTGAACACGGTCACAATTACACTCAGACGCGTGTAACAAGTAAAGG